ATGCAGTGGCAAATGCATTCAGTCCTTTACCAATAAGATAATTCCAGATTGTCTTTTCATCAACTCCTGTGGACTGAGTAGATGCTACACTTGATGTAGTGGTGCTAGCAGTATCATATTTAGGTCTTCCATAACCATCAATACTAGTATAACTAAGAGTATATTTCTTGAGTGCTACACCGCCACCATTTGCAACTACTCCAGCTGCAGTCGATGTATTTCCTTCAACAGTATAAACGTAATTAGAATCTACGTTATATACTAAACCTGTGTGGCAGATTCTAGATGAATTCTTGAAGAAAATCTGGTCTCCAATCTGAGGATTTGACTTATAATAAGCTCCCTTATTCTTATAGAGTTGTGCTGAATTTACAGTATAATCATCGAAGTTACCTCCAAGAAGTGCTTTAGCGTTAGACACTCCGTATGCTTTGTAGAAGCACCAATCTACAAAACAATCACACCATGCTGCTGGGAAATCCATTACTGATGGATAGAGCTGGTGCATCTCATAACCGTACTTAGTATAGTTAGCACTACCTGCATTGGCGGTCTTGTCATACAAATCCTTATTACTAGCTTTCTCCACATAACCTACTTCGGCTTTAGCAATTGCTATAACCTTATCAACTGTGTTTGCCATAATATGACCTCCTTATAAAAATATTTTTTGAGACTAAATATAAATTATTTTAGTCATTAGTTTTATGTTCAGAGGACAAACCATAGGCCGTTGGACAAATGCCCAACGACCTTATATTGTGTTGTAGACATTGCATAGCGTGTATTACGCTAGAATTTGATAACTGGAAGGGAAGGCATTTTCTTCATAGCCTTGATATGTTCCTTCTGGCTCTGTTTTGCTACCAATGTAGCCTTGTTCTCATACTTCTTGAAGATGAGGTTTCTAAGCTTACGCTCTTTAACTCTGTTAAGCGCTAACTGATGGAAAAGAGTATCATTCTTCTCCTTAGCGATAACGATAGCAGCAAGATGCTTACGACGAGTGAAATCATCATTCTTACCAAGACGAACAAGAGTCTTCTTACTCATCTTACGAGCCTCAAGCAACTGCTGAACCTCTGCAGATTCAGTAAAGTTCTTAACACCCTCTTCACCATTCTCAAAGTAAGACGCTGATTCCAATGCAGACTGCATCATAAGATTTTCTACATCAGCTGCAATGCTGGCAATACCCTCTGGAGTGTCTGGGTCTTTATTTATAACCTTATCAACTTCGTCTTCAATAGGGCTACCAATGGTATTATCATTTTCATGAGTGAAAATCATTATACTTACCTCCTTAATAGTTTGAATTAACAATTCTCAGCTGAATTATTTAATATGATGTTATTGGATTCATCTTTGCATTTTATAGCATGGAAAACTTTAAATTAAAGCGCATATTATAAATGCGATAAAGAAAAGGAGGTTAAAGAATGCAGCAAAATAGTTTAAATCTTAAACCCATCAATGAGTATAAGCAAGTCATGATGGAAGGATTACGACATTCATTCCCCGGATTACATCCAGAGGAATTATCTAAAGCCATTGATTGGTCTATTAATAGTCGACTATATAATGGTCCAGCATCTTTAGATAATAATTACACTAAAAAGAGAATGGATGGTACGGTTCTTGATATTCTAAAATATATAGAAAGTCTAGAACCTATAGTTACATCCAGCGGTGTTTTATTTAAGAAACACAAAGAAGCAGAGAATCCATTAAGTAAGATGATTAATGGTTTCTTAGTAAAAAGAGCTGAATACAAATCAACAATGTTCAAATATCCTAAAGGATCTGCAGAGTTTGAAAAATATAATTTATTTCAGTTGCTAGAAAAATTAAACGCTTAATGGCTAGGCGGGTTATGCGGTGACGCATAGCAAAAACTACTGTGTGAATTGCTGGGAAAGGCTAATGCTCTCTTGCCATTTATATGGAGACGAAAGTCAGAAACAAGTAGAGAGATGGATCATGCTGAGATAAAAGCCTTTAATAATAACCGTAGTTATTAAAGGTGCTAAAATCCGATTACAATGTCTAATCAGCAGCTAATATTTGATATTTTAAAAGGGAGGCATAATTATGAATAATAATAATATTGAAAGTTCAATAAATAATAAATTACTACCAGCAATAATAAATAATGAGAAATGGAAATGGCTGCCAGATTCTCATGAATGCGCCTCATATAATACTACAACTTATTATGATCGTTATTACGATAAATTTATAGGCTCATGTGAGTGTTGCGCATTTTTATATTCATTTTATTAATTATATAGGTAAAATATCAAATGAAGTTCAACGACTATCCCCATATGGGACGTGAAATTCGTCTACAGGAGTACGGCCAGTATTACATGCTGGTAGGTGAGAACCCTTTAAATGGAAGCGCACGGCATCTTACTAAGATGAAGATATAGTCTCGCTTATTTTAATTAAATAAGGTTAACGGAACGCAACTTACGGTGTTCTAGGAGCTCCAACGTCTATGTATTATAATCTATATGTAGCAGAGGCAGTAACTAGGCAAGGCAGATCTTATATATCATGCAGTATTACTTTATTTGAATCCTTATTGGCGAATAATATAAAATTCAATAGTTTAAATGAAGTAATTACGTTTATAAATAACGTTGAGCATGAAAAAGATAATCGTCATTGTTTGGATTCTGCTATACTGGATAGGGATATTACAGTAGCAGAATGTTTTTATAAGCTTATGAATACTGCTGATATGGCAATATGGATACCGACCGAAAAGGAAATGGGTTTGGTATGGGAGTATCTAAGAGATCTTCCACAGGAGGATATTAATAGATTATATTATAAGAATAATCTATATACGTTCTGTGATCTTCCAGTGGTTACAGATCTTCTTATTAAGATTCTTAACAATCTCGGTGGTGCTCCATTATTTGAGGGGGGTAAAGATGGTAAGGAAAAGATTACTCCTAATATCTTTATGAATCCTAATAAACCACCGAAGACTATAAGAAAGGAATTAGATATTCTTGTAGATCTTATTAAGGAATATGTATATTATCCTCACTTCTATATAGACAAGCTTGATAGAATAGAGTATATGCAGCGTGATGCAGTTTGTATAGTAGATACAGATAGTACTATTGTATCATTCGACGCATGGTATAGATTCGTACTGGATAAAGTTTATAATATTCCTATGAAGATTAAGAGAGAGAAATTTAATATGGTTGATATTGCAGATCCAGATGAGTTTGGAGATCATAAAAAACGAGTAATGTGCGAGATAGTAGAACAAAGACTTGATTATGATTTCTATACAGATGAAACTATCGAACTGGATCGATATATTGAACCTGCGAAACTTATCCCTCAGGATTCTTTGAAGTATTCAATTATAAATATCATAGCTTACGTATGTAGTGCTCTTGTAGTCGATTATTTGAATGAATATACAAAACTTACAGGAAGCTATGTCGAAGGAACAAAATGCAGAATGGTGATGAAGAACGAATTCTATTTCTTAAGAGCATTATTAACAATCCATAGACGTAATTATGCATCGCTACAAATGCTACAGGAAGGAAATATAATACCGGAGGGTAGTAGATTGGCCATAGCAGGATTACCAATAGATAAATCTACTCTTCCTGACGATATTAAGAGTGAGTTCAAAGAGATTCTTTACGAAGATATCATGAATGCAGATAATATTGATCAGATTGCTATTATGAAGAAATTAGTTATGATGGAGAACAGTATTTATGATAGCATAATGAACGGAGAAACAAAATATTATCGACCAGATAATGTAGCTGCAATGAGCTCATATGGTAAGAATCCTCTTGAAATCAATGGCATAGTAGCGTGTCTCATTTATAATGAAATGAGAGATGATGATATGCCAGCAATAAATCTTGAAGAGAGGAATTCTATTATAAAGATCAAGATCGATGTTACTAAGAAAAATGTAAGTAAGATTAAAGATCTTTATCCAGTAGAATATGAAAAGTTATGTAGATTACTAGATTCTCCAACTCTTGGTTCTAAGGTTAATGTAATAGCATTACCGTTAGATAGCCCAGTGCCAAAATGGGTATTAGAGTTTGTAGACTTTGGAGAGATCATTAGTGATTCATTAAAGAACTTCCCATTACAGTCTATTGGATTGAATCGTTTAGATAATGATTCAGTGAATTATTCTAATATTGTTAAACTATAAAAAGCGGAACGTATGGACTAGGCATAATAGCCTAGTCCGGTCCGTTTTGCTTATTATTTTTTGCACTGAGAATTGTAAATTTATAGGATATAATCAGCCTTAATAAGATATAAACTTCGTCTTTAATATATTGTCAGTTTCTTTTCGTCACTAATCTCAACTGTAAGACCAATGCAACGTGCATGGCGAATAACCTGCATAAGTCTTGCATCGAAATCTACTCTATCGAAATCATCGAACTTAACTCCGTCCTTCCAGCTAGAGTAAATCTCCTGTAACTGGTCAGGGTGATAGTTCTTGTAGGTAGGATCTCTGAAGTTGTCGAACCCTTCCTTAACACCTATCAGTAACCAATTGAGTTTAGCATAAGATGTTGAATCGTCAGCAATGCTCATCACATCATCGAAAGCCATTCCATCATCTAATGCCTTCATGATAACCTGCAGCTGTGTATCGTTGTATTTGTTATTTGCAACGAACTCGTATGCCGATAAGAAATCATTATTGAAATGCTTTACTAATTCAGCAACGATATTGATCTGCATGGCTGTAAGTCCAGAGTTTTTAAGATACTCCATATCTACTCCCTGATCTGGATATTTCTCAAGAAGATCTGTTGATGCAGCAATCCAATCTGATGTGTACTTAGGATCTGAGATCATAGCTGTAATCTCTGCCTGTTTGTTGAATGCCATAATTTGTTCCTCCTTAAAATATTATATTTAAGCCTAAAGCTTTAATATAAAGTCATAATATATTTTAACTCTTATGATTTTGCCAGGCGGAACATTTACTTAATGCAAAATAGAAAGGAGGAGATCTTAAATGCCTTATGGGAACATTGTTACTCCGTCTTATATTCCATTTAATGCTCAGATGCAGCGACAACAAATGCCACCGCCTCAAATGCATCAACCACCACCTATAAGAACTGTTTATAGTCAGAAAACGACTAAAAACAAAAGTTTCCTAGACATGCACCATTATCTTAAATCCATTGGAATTAAGAATAATGAGTTTATGCTTGCACTTATAGATCCAGATCTTGATGGTATTAATCCATATGATCCGAATCTTAATGTGTACTATAAACAAAAGATCCTTAGAGAGTGTATATGTAACTATTGGTATTTCATCAGGGAGGTTGTAAGGTTACCATCTACTGGTTCTGGACCGATGCCTTACAAACTCGATAGAGGTAATTTAGCATATAATTTTTGTGCTTCATTAAACTTAAATATATTCTTTGAGGAGCCACGTCAGCGTGGAAAAACAACCGCTGTAATTGTAAGATATCTTTATTTATATAACTTTGGTACTACTAACTCTAAAATGGCATTCTTGCATAAGAATATGGCTGGTTCTACAGACAACCTTACAGCCATGAAAGATATGAGGGATTTATTACCACCATATCTTATTCTTAAAGAGCGTATAACTCCAGATGGTAAATTAGATAAAGGTAAGAATAATACAACGGAAGTAGTAAATCCTTATAACAACAATACTATCAAAACATTTGCTTCTGCTACAAATAAAGCAAAAGCAGCATCATTACTCAGGGGTAGATTTTTGCCCATTCATCATAGTGATATGGTGTCTAGCAAAGTTCTTTTAAGCTGGGAAGCGCTAAGGCTCTGGAGCTTGTATTATACAAGAATCGAAAGATAGAAACAAAGTACAGAGATGGTTCATGGTGAAATAAAAGCCTAGAGTGATGCCTAGGTCCTAAAAACTTTTACAATGTGTAATCAGCATACTAATATAATTAGTATTCAACGACTATTCCCGTTAGGGCCGTGAAATCCGGCAATAGAAGTAGGGCTCAAGTGAGTAGGTGAGAATCCTTTAAATCGAAAAAGAACTTCATCTTTATAAGATGGTGATATAGTCTCAACATTCGGAGAAAAACCGAAGAAGTTCATAAGAGAACTGCATGAATTAACGACTCATGTGAAGAAAATGAAAACTCTCGTTTTGATGTGGTATGATGAGTACGCTTTCTTGCCATTTAATGATATTATTTATATGAATGGCGCACCGGCGTATAAGACTGCTTCTTCTATAGCAAAAAACAATCACGCTCCTTATGGTATTACAATAACTACCACTCCAGGATTTATGACAACTCCTGAAGGAAAAGAAGCTTATGCTATGAAAGAGGCTGCAACTCCATTCTCTGAAAGCTGGTATGATAAATCATATCTACAGCTTATGGAGATTATTAACGCTAATAACAATTCTGATTATGTATATATTCGTTATACATATCAGCAACTTGGATGTTCTGAGGAGTGGTTCCAGGAAGTATGTAGACTGCTTAAGAATTCATGGCCTGATATCAGACGTGAGATTCTTCTTGAGTGGGCTACCGGAGTTGAGAATTCTCCATTTAGAGAAGAAGATCTTGATACAATTTCTGGATTGCTTAGACAGCCAATATCTGAAGTATATTTGCTTGGTAAGTATAGATTTGAAACTTACTTGCAGGCCGATACAAGAACTTATCCTGCTATCATCGGTGTCGACGTTGCTGGCGGTTATAAACAGGATAGCTCAACAATCACTGTTATAGACTCTTTAACAACCAAAGTTCTAGGATGCTTGAACTGTAACTACATTTCTACATTAGACCTAGCGAGATGTATTGAATTCATTGTAAAGAATTGGATGCCGAACGCGGTGGTAAATGTGGAAAGGAACGGTGAGAAATAAAGCCGTATAAAGTAATATAAAGAATACGGTTTAAATACCACAGCTAATAGCGGAAGCTGTTAGTTCTCCTGTGTTAAAACTGCGACTCATTGGTCAAGAGCCTTATATCGCTACAACGTAACTCAAAAGGTAAGCGTGAATGCGGCGAAAGCAGAAAAAAGATATAAGGATGGTAGTATGGTTAAATCCTGCAGCTACTATTAACAAGCCAACGTGCAGTTACGAAAATATTAATAACGCACAATAATATTAACTTCTTAAATAATACAATAGAACCATTTTGCTCTATCAAAAATTTAAGGAGGGAATAAAACCATGATGAAAGAAATACCAGGATATAATGGGAAATATAAAATAAATGAATCTGGAATTGTAATAAATGAAAACGGTCATGCTATGAGAACTGCTGTAAGTAACTCTGGATATTTAAGAACAGCATTAGAAGATTCTGAGGATGGGCATAGGAAGAATGAATCAATACATAGATTAGTGGCTAAAACATTCATTCCAAATCCAGATAATCTACCAGTAGTTATGCATAAAGATAACGATAAACTTAATAATCACGTTTCCAATTTAAAATGGGGAACTCAATCAGACAATGTATCTCAGGCTTTTAAAGAAGATAGAAAATCCTCTCCAGCAAAATCAATAAAAATAGTCAATATTTACGAAGTATATAATGACGATGGAGATAGAATAATTTGTAATGGAAGATCAGAAGTTTCCGATTTGATAGGTTATGAAGAAATAAGTTTAAAGAATATGGTCGGTAATGGTAGAAAAATAGCATTTGGTCCATATGCTGGCTACATGATCGACAGGACAGGAAAGAAAATATATAGAAATATGGTTCGTATTGTGCAATAATTTAATATTACGTCTAACGACTGGCCCATTGCGTGGGCGGCGAAAGCCTTAATGTAAAACCGCAAGCTAATGGCGGAAGAAAAATCCAGCTCCTTAGGTATTCTAAGGATGTACGTATAGTCTGATCATTCCCTGTAACGGGGATGCATGGAATCAACCATGGGGTATATAGTTGCGTATATATCTAAACACAAATGGTTACGGTAGTACAGTTATATCTAAGCTTCTTAAAATGGGATTAAAGAGAAATCTCTATTATGAGATTAAAGATAAAGTGGTAGAAGAGAGACAAGATGGTGTTCATGCTTACAAGCATCAGGTTAGAATAAAAGAATACGGTCTCAATTCAACCAGAGATATCAGAAAGCTACTTATTGATATCTTGATAGAACGTGTAGAAATGCATAAAGACAAGATAATATCTCCAATCATTTACAATGAGTTACTTGGAATGGAGATTAAGAGAAATGGTAAAGTAGAGCACTCAGCTTCTACCCATGATGATCAGGTATTCTCTATGCTTATGGCTCTTTATGTATGGTATGAAGGAATCAATCTTGCTGAAAGATATGGAATTCGGAAGACTTCTATACGAACAGATGAAGATGTAGATGAAGAGATCAATTACTATGATGATGATACAGTAGAAATCGTAGAGCATTTCAATACTCAGTCAGAGCTCAATAATGAGATAGAAAGAGATCTTAATGCAGCTATTAAAGCTGGCGGAATTCAGATGCAAGACTTTATTGATAATCGTAGAGCAGAAGAGAAAGCAAGATTTGAATCCCTTGTAAATACTCCTTTAGGAGAAAGGGCATATAGACAGAAATACAATATTCCTGATAATGTACCTATAACCAATTTTGTTGGAGATCAGACAGAGTTTTCTGTACCTGATACAGTATTTATTGGTTTCTATAATCAATCAACTAATACCCTCAGTGATTATTACGATAGTGATCAACCATTCCAGAATGTTGGAGCTGTTCCTGAAGCTTATCGTGGATATATAGAGGGAGAAGACTACAGTTACTATGATCATTTCAATTTCTAAAGTCTTTAAGGAGAGGGTCAAAAGCCCTCTCCTATGATTTTTAGTTTATAATCGCGCAAAAACAGATAGATAAACTTATAAAGAAAGGAAGGAATAAAAATTATGATAGAAAATTTCCAGCCCTATTTAATTGGTAATGAATATGACTTCTCTGAAGTCATTGCTCATTTTGATTCCAATTATATTTTTTCAATTATCAATGATAAATTACAGAGAGTAAACTACGCTAACCAATTACCAGAGCCAAATATCGTACAGGCTTTCGAAGAGAATTTCAAAATCATGAATCAGACTTACCCAGGGGATAGTCAGAATATAAGAAATATCAGAGAGCAAGTTTATAGGCAGATCATTGATATTCTTACAAACGCTTATAATCTTACATTCAACACTGTTGATGATACGATTGATGTATTTACAGCAGCATCTTATTTATATGAATTTCTTGTAAGTAGGAGAAATGATATCATGACAAACTTCTTCGTGGCATTTATTGTTAATAACAAAGATTCATTGTATAATATGCTGACTACAGACGGTATTAAGAAGAGCAGAGATAGCTCTTCTAATTACGGTAAGCTTGTATATGCTGATCAGAAATACGTTACAATAAGTTCCAATATGAATAGCGTTATTAAATATATCAGTGAGATGGATGTTACTCTTCTTAATATCTTCCAGAGCACTTATAGAGATCAGCAGCTTACAATGTTTCTCGATAATGCTTTTGCTGATAAAGGTAATTTCTTTAAAGATTATTATTGTAGTACAATTAATAATCCCGAGATTGCTCCTATAGTTATTACTAATATCAAATTAGCATTACAAAGATTGGTTGGTAACGTATCTACAGCAGATATAAATACAATCATAAATATGAATGAAGAAGAATAGAGAGGAATAATATGAAAAGTAAAAAGATTAGAATTCCTGTAGAGCCTAAGAAATTCTTATTTGGTAAGCATACTTTCGATAATGGAAGAAGTTTTATTGAAGAAGAGCAATTCAATATCGCTGTAGAATTACTTAATAATGCCAAATTAGAGGAGAAGATTCCTCTTATAGCATCTCAGGATATGGTTCCTTACCTAAATACTGAACTTGCTAATATTGTAATGAATAGCCCTATAATTGGTAGGGTGCTTAAATATGATAAAGAGGGTAATTATATTGAGGTAGAAACTAATCCTAATATTCCTACATATAGATTACTTGTAGAATATGGTAAAGCATTAACTGATGGAGATGCTATTGCAGATATCGGTTTCTTTGGTTCTTATGAAGACGTTGGAACTGTAAAGAGATTAGATATTAAAGGCATTCAGGTATTTACTTTATTTATCAAGAAAGAAGTTCTTGTTGAGAGCGCTATGTATGCAGGTGAAAAAGATTATGAACAAATTAAGGTGCCGATGTTCATCACTAGAGATGAGAATGATGTTTATACATCTCCCAACGGATACTTCTATACTAAGAAGACTCTTCTTGATGCTTATAGTAAAGCTGAAACATTACAGAAGATGCTTAAAGATAAATCTTGTCCGATGATTGTTGGTAATCCTGATTTTGAATCTGGGTCTATTCCTATAGATCAAATCTTAGGATTCGTTTACGAGTATAATATTGAAGAAGGGTATATAATGGTAAACGTAAATAGAGCATCAATCCATGGAAAGATGCTTCTTAATAATAAAAATCTTATTGGAGATGAATTATTTGCTGGAATGCTTATGATCGGAGATAATGTAAAATCTAAGATAGCTATGGCTGATGGTACATATCCTGATACTAAAGAAATGATAATCCATAACATATTTGGATTCCAGTTGGTAAGAAAGAAGAAATCAATTAAGGAGGAACAGTAATTATGGCTGCTACTGAAAACAATGATACGAAGATCACACCAGAACAGGTGGGGATGGTGTATAACGAATTAGAAAAAGATAACAAAGACGCTGAAAGATTGAAGGCTGCGCAGGAAGAAACAGAAAATACAGAATATGCTGGTGTTGAACCTATGAGCAACATTACAGACGTTAGTGTTACAGGAGTAGATAATACTCAGGTTAATGAGGAAAAAGCTGATTATCTTGAAGCATTTGCTCCTTACAATATTGGTGATGAGGATGCAGTTAAACTTCTTAATCTTATTTATGATTATAAGGCTGGTAAGGTTGACCATGCGTTCCTTTATAACAGATTACCATCTGATATGCAGAAAATTGCAGATGGATTAAGAACAAGTCCTGATGCTATGGGTCATAAAATCTCTAAGAATTCTGCTGCTGAATTCTTGATCAATAGCTTTATTAATGACGCTAAGCTTAATAAGGCTGTGGATGAATTTACTACAGAAATGGATGAAACCATTAAAGGCATGAATAAAGAATATGATCTTATTTATAGCGATGCAATCGAAGATATCTTCAATGATATTGATAAGATTCGTCAGGAAGATCCAGAAAGAGCAGATAGAATTCTTGCTATTAAGAATGCTTTTGCCGAATCCATGACTTATCAGCGCCAGTTAGACTATATCGATACTCTTAATACTAAGAGGCTCAACAAATATCATGGAGGAAAAAGATTAAGGAATGATGTTTATTACTTTAACAAAAGAGTAAATGTTACTGAAATCAAAATTCCTGATATTGGAGAGTTACCTGAGATTATTAAAGCTCGTCTACCTGAATATGATATGGATGTAATTGAGAAATTCGTCTCAATTATCGTTAAGACGACAACAAATCTGCAGCTTGAAGGGGAAGAAAATCTTAGCAATTTGGCTTATGTATACAGAACCGTTGATAATATCTACGATTTCAAATTCTCTTCAGATCCAGAGTCAGAAAGATATAATACAATTTTTGGTAACATTGCTAAAGCATTAGATAAGATAAATAATCTTTTATAAAGGAGGTAATGTTACCATGGAAGGACCTTTTATACCAAGAGGTGCATATCAGTACGGACATACGTTCTACGAACAGGAAGTTCCTTACTACAATCATACAAAGCATCATGCTTGTAAAACTGGCAGATTCAGAGGATTAAGTGCTGAAAGGGTATTCGATGATGGTTCGGAATATACAACCGATGATACAAATAGCGATGGCAATATAATAAGAGGAAACGTTCCAAATATAATCAACGTAGAAACCATGATGGTTAAGACTCTTAAAGTTTATCTGTACGGAACCAGTGAGGAATATGATCAATCTTATACGCTTGAAGTTGGTAAGCGCTATGCTATTACTTATGTAACAGAGCAAGGAATGAAAGTAGCAGACGGCTATCTTAGATTCTTAAGCTCTAGTATTCCTGAAGAGTGCACCAAATATGTAGGGGAATATTCAGATTCTGCTACTCAGGGATTTATCGGCGTCGATTGTTCTACAAAGGGTGTTTCTGATAAGAGAAAGATCTATATAGCAACCATCAGAGGAATCGAATGCCTTGAAGATGATGAAGACTATGTAGCACCATCTGAGGACGATTCTGTTAAGAAATATTCAATCCTTGAAAGGCTTGAAGAGATTCTTAATGAGCTTGAATCTAACGGATGCGATTGCTGTGTTGAGGCTTCTGAGAAGATGGATGAGATTAATCTAAAACTTACAGAACTTAGCAATACAAGCATTTATGCTGATCAAATAACAAGTGAAGATTTATAAAGATTATCCCTCTACGGTAAATCCGTAGAGGGTGATTTTTGTTATATTGAACTTTTAATTAATATCTTATTTGAAAGGAGGTCTAAATTATGTTCTACAAGAAAGACGGAGATAAGGTTGTTTTCACCGGTGAAGGTGAAGCCATTTATTACGTTCCTGAGAAGTATTTTAATATTAGCGCTGCTGAAACAATTGGTGAGGTAATAAATGTTATGGGAGTATTCTCATATGGCTTATATGATAAGAATGGTAAACAGCTTGCATTAAAACCATTTAAATGCCCTACAATGATTCAATGCAAACCGTCGTCCATTACAAAAGAACCAAAGTTTCATTTACAGGGCACTTCAGAACCAGCTGCATATAGATTCTTACATTTCAAAGATGGTGATGAATTGATATGCTCTACAAGAGTTCCTAAGGATATAGATAATGTAGAGAAATTTACTACATTACTTATGAGGGCTAACTTGCCAGAGACTATACCTTACGACGAGCTTCATGAATACATCTTGCAAAATGCAGAATTAAATGGGTTTAGTTATAAGATATCACCTCAGATTATTGGCTTACTAATATCTGAGTTGTGTAGATCTAAGGCTGATTTATCTAAACCATTTAGATTCTCAGAAATGAAAAATATGACAGATTACAAAGCAATATCAATTCTTCAGGTCCCTAAATATACTTCTCCATATACAGCTATAACATCAGAAAATGCTGATGAGGCTATTGCTGCTGCTATGACTGTTAAGTCAAATACAAGCTCGCCATTGGAAAAGATAATGATGGAATCTGCCGATTTGAATGAAGAAGCATATGGAGGTGAATAATTATGCTTAACGAACCATCATACATATACAGGACTGCTCCTATAATGAATTATTTAAAGCAATCTTATAGAATGCAGCACGGGAAAAGAAGACTAACGTATTTAGATACTTACCAGAAAGAATATGAGAAGTGCATAGAAAGAGCCAAGGCAGAATCTAAAACTCCTCATAAGGAGTATAAAAATGATATGCAGAAAACACTTGCCCAAGCAAATAGAGCTGGTATTAATTATGGTTTATTTGGTCCTTTTGGTACTCTTACTGGAATTGAATCTGGTGGTTATACAAAAGAAGATTGGGATAAGGTTATTAAACAAATGGAAGAATGCCTAAAATGGGTTAAGAATGAACGCAAAATTTTAGAGAAAGAAACCGCTAAATTAGAGGCTTATATGAAGGCTGAAGTTGACGATATCTTCGGGTTTGAGTTCAAATAACTCACTATCAAGATCATGGCTTTAGAATAAACATATGAATAAAGCTTACTGCTTTAATTTATTTATAAATAAATTAAAAAATAACGTTAAAGGAGGTACAACCAATGAAGGGTTATCCTAAGTTCAAAGCTGAGATTGTAGATCAGTCTCAGATTCAGGAAATCGATTCCTCAGTAGTTTCAGGTAATGTGACAGTGATAGCGCAAACTTACACTTCCGATAAAGGTACCGAAAAATGGGAACTGCTCCGTGGATTTGATGGTTTCACTGATGTTAAGGGCCCTATCAGTTTTGCAAGACATGGACAGTCAATGTTAACCATTGCTGAAGTTTTGAGAGCTGGTGGAGTTGTATTGGCTAAGCGTATGGTATCTGAAGATGCTACACTTGCTAATATAACTGTTAAGGTAAGGCTTGTCAAGGTAGATGGAATCTTATATAGCTACATCTATGCAGACTCGGCCGAAGATGTTGTGACATTCAAAGAAGCATGTGCTGAAGGCTACGGAGATTTCAACGCAGATGAGCCAGAGGCTGCAGATGGTACAGTAGATATTCCATTATTTACCGTAGCACCAATGGGAAGAGGAGTAAGCAACCTCTTCATTAGAATCAATCCTGAGTACACAACAAACAAAACTTCATCTATTTACACAAACTACTCGTTTGAGATATATGAAGGCACAACAGAGCTTGAGAGTATCTTATTTACAATGAATCCAAATGTAATCGTAGATGGTGTTTCTCAGGCATTAAATCCTAAAGTAAAATCTAATTCTAAGCAGGTACAGGTAAAACTGTACGATGATGGAATTCAGACATTCGTTTCTACTCTTGCTACTGTAGCAACAGATGGAAGCGGAAATGCTCTTACAGCCAATGATCTTATCAATTATGATTTCCTTTATGGAATGAATAACAGAGGTAAGGTTAAAGTTGGTAATCTCGTAACAATCTCTGATGCTACATCAGACGGATCAGATCTTTGGTCTACAAATGTTCCTTCTGATATTTCAGATAAAGTCATTGATCTTTCTACAGATACAGGCGTTAGACTCATTAATGGTACTTATGGTACTATGGGTACAGAACCTATGAAGAATGCAGATGAGTACGAGAAGATGCTCTTAGCTACATGGGGAGCAAATACAAGTTCTATCTTGTTCGATCCAGTTATCTATGATTTGGATGCTTATAAGATCGATGCTACATTCGACTGCGCTTATCCACTTTCTGTTAAGAAGCAGATTCTTAATGTTGCAGATTTCCGTGGTGATATGATGTATTTTGCCGATCTTGGAACAGAGTTCGTCGATATCGACAGCATGATTGCTTATGTAAAGAATATTCCTTATTCAAGATACATTTCAATCTATCACAACTTCTTCAATGTATATGATCCATATACAAAGAGGGAAATCACTGTTACAATGCCATACTTATTGGCGGTAAAAATGGTTAGTCATATTGAGGCTGGAGTTCATAGACCATTTGCAGGAATTGCAAATAATCTCACATTCGATGGAATCATTGATGATACTATCAACTTCTTGCCTTACGATATTCCGGGCACCAACCAGAAGCAGATGTTAGTTGATAACAATATCAACTATCTGAATTATTACGATGGACTTCCTGTAATGGATACAATGTATACCAATAACGAAGAGCATACTCAGCTTAGCTATCTTAGCAACGTAATGGGTGTACAGGAAATCATCAAGAGACTTCGTAGCGAATGCCCAAAGACAAGATATACGTTTACAGACGGTGACGATCTGGAGACATATATTGACAATATCAAGGAGATTATCAACGAGTATGCTGCTAATTACAACAGTATTACTGTAACATATATGGCAGATGAGAAGTACGAGTTGAATAAGATCTTCTATGCAGTACTTGTAGTGAAGTTTAGAGAATTCTTCCAAGAAGAATACTTTAAGATCATTGCTATTAATTAGGAAGGAGGGCAAAAAGAATGATCGTAGCAGGAAGTAATACTGATTACTGGACCAATAAAGCGTCGTTAGCATCTCAGGCTAACAACTCTGATCCAAATAAAACAATAATCAATATGTTTGCCAATACGAAGGATTTCAAGGACGTAAGTAGTTATCGTCTGATGCGTGGCGTTCCTGATTTTGGCTCTCTCGTACAGTTCAACCCGTATGAGACTGGGTATGCTGCATTTATTATTTGCCAGATGCCTAAGTTCATTCAGGAACTTGCAAGATACAATTCTGAGTATTATAAACTCATGGTAAACTGGGCCCATATTATTGAGTATGAGTTTAAGTCATTCGACGGCTTACAGGATATCAGCGCTGATACAATTCAGCTTGGTGATGACTTGAATAACATTAACGTTATCTCTAAGGTAAATATGCAGAGCGCGTCAGAGTTCTCTCTTACTTATGATGAGAAATCTGGATCTCCGTTAACTAAGTTTGCTAAGTTGTACCTTACAGGTATTAAAGATCCCCGTACACAGGTTAAGACATATCATGGACTTATCCATGGTCAGGGTTATACTCCAGGATTTGAGAAGGAGGTATTTACCTTCTTATTCATCAATACTGATAATACCATGCTTAAGGTTGAGGCTGCTTACTTGCTTATTGCTTGTCAGCTTAACTCGGCAGATACAGATATGTATAACTATACAAAGGGCGACATTGGTAAGCGTGAAACAACTGTTAAATTCAGTGGCTATCCAATCTCTTCTCCGAAGATCGATAAGGCTGCCTCTGAGATGATCACGTACTTGCTTAGCTCTGATGCTAAAGCTCGTCAGATTATCATTAACAGCAACAACTATGATTACACTGGAAGTGAGCTTATTGGTAAGACTCTTGGAAGCTATGGTGCTTCTGCAGATGATTACAGTTCTGTAAAAGAAGCTCAGGGTACAGGTACAACATACGATGCTTCAAGCTTCTATGTACCATCATAAGAAGTTAACCCATAAATGACATTTGTGAATACTCCTAAGGATTACCGAGTACCCATCTGGGTACTCGGTATATCTCTTGTAATGTATTATTTTTATTCACCTGTATCTATAGATTCTGGATTTGATACCATATCTTTAGTTACTTCCTGTTTAGCCTGATTTGCAAGATTCTCAATAACATCCATCTTAATATAAGAACCAAGATGATATATCTTAAGCTTCTTGATAAACTTTGCTTTAACAGCATCGTTAGTCTCATCGCTCATTACTATATTAGCTACATTCTCGCAATAATCATTAGTATTAACAATGAGCTGGTTAGTATTTGTCACATTAATGAACAATGGTGGAGGTAATACAACCTCAACTCTGTCACTGCATAAAAACTCGATATCATATACTTTAGTCAAGAATGGGGAAATTATATTCTCAAAATCAGACTGCCTTCCATATACGAATCTTAAGAATTTTGAATTACTCATAGTGAGCTGCATAGCATAATCTGGAGATTGACGATTCTGTATAATCTCTATTGGAACACCTGTAGGATTGATAGCTGATTCTTCCAAGAGATTAAGAAGTTCTGTTTTGATTTCAACCTGTTGACCTTGCATAACTTCAAATTCGATTGGAGATTGACCATCACTTCCTCTAGGAATAATATAGTCGTTAAATCTTCCAGTAACGTTAAGTACAGAGTTAATATTCTCAACCTGACGGATACCAAAGTTAGATTTCTTGATCTCATTGATAGTCTTCAATAATGTCTTTGAGATATTTGTCTCTACAGACTGTCTTACATAATAAACCCTCTTATCGTTTCCTCTGGTCATTATAGCCAAGCAGTTTGTAATATAGATAGCAACCCATAATTTTGCAGGGATAAGAGATAATTTAAGATCAGATATTCCTCTGCCAGTATCCTCATCAAGCTTGAAGTACATATGATGAATATCCTCTGGAGGGATATAAGAAACTCTGATATTTGTATGCATTGCAGCAGCATTATTGAAGTCATCATTATACTTAAGAATATAGTAAATCTCTTTCTTAAGATCCTGATTATCATTGATAAATTCTGTATCTATTTTATCTGCTAACTGAGAGGCTATAGTTCTAAGAAGTTCTTCCCTTCTCTGCAGCATATCAAAGTTTTCATCTCTATTAGTATTCATTAATCCAGTGATGGTATTAACCATTCCTGTGGTTGTATACCTCTCGTCAAAGATTCCCTGATTATTATCAAATTCAAAGTAATAATATCCTAAACAGATATCATTCAAGACGATTGGAGTAACGCTTTCGCGCTTTAATTTTTTAATGATACACCCGTTCATCTCATTTATTCTTTTATTTCGTTTACGTGAATCTACGAGTCCCTCAGATGACGGATCGCTGTCATTTGGGAGTGGTAAATTATCGTCGAGAGTATGATCGAAATTATGATGAACTGGAAGTTTCTCTCCCATTTCAAGATCATGATCAAATGTATTGGAATAATTATATGGCTTGCCATCATTTCTAATATCTATCGTCTGAGCCTCATTGATATTGAATGACTTGGCCTCCATTAATATTTTACCATCATCATCTATAACTCCATTTTCATGCAAATATTGCTCTGTTAATGAAGTCATCCTGATCTGTTTCTTCTTATCTCTAGCAAACTTTTCACTCTGCACGATAGAAGAAATTAACCCTCTTTCTAACTGTACATCAACGTTAACTTCTCCGCCATATGTATCACTCAATGATCTAGCAGAACCAACTTCAGGAATTTTAGTACTGCTTAAACCTGTTACAGATTCGGTAATGATTGCACCTTCAGTATAGTTTGTTTTAAGAGCAATCTTAGAGTTAGTATTCTTATCATCCATAAGCTTCTGTATAGCTTTAGTATATGGTACACAATATACGAATACTTCACCATACTTTGAGATATCATAATATAACTCATTAATGAATGATAGAAGATCATACTTCTTCTTTAATTCCTCTACATTTCTTGAGAACTGATTGGTGTCATCATTACTAATACCAAAATGAGATTCAAGATTAAGATAATCTTTAGAGAAACTATCAGATGACAACACATTATCACGTATTGTTTGTAATGCCTCTTCAAGTTTAGGCATATATTTAAGAACTTCATCTATCTCAGAATCTACTGCCCTTACCCATCTATTATCAAGATATGAATTAGCAAGATTATTTACAAAATCATTATCTCCAAAAATTCTTTCAAATTCTTTTGTAACTTCTGGATTGTCTTGGGATTTTAGAAATAACCTTTCATATAGTCTTGATATATTTGGCTCTCCAATATTATCCGAGCTTGTGTCCATTATAGACTTAATCGAAGAAGATATATCAGTCTTTAATGCTTGCAACTGTTGACGATTTGTAGAATCCGAATAATATGCAGATTTATATAACGAAGTGATATTATCCTGGACTCTATTCGCCATCTTATTGATTACATTAAATCTAATTGGGCGCTTATCGTCTTTTTTATTATCAGCCATCTTTTACAACCTCCTTTATGTTTTATTCTCATGTTTTAGGCTTAAAACGAAAGTAGGACCTCATTATTGAGGTCCTTTCTTTGGTATTGAAAGATAAGACACATAAACCATAATTGTGAATTTTGATTTTTTTACAATAAATCTTGTAGTGAATGTTCCATACCCTGCGTCATATATCGATAAGAATATTTTGTCAGATTTATTCAATGGGAGCAATCCATTAAATAAAGTCATATAATGGTTATCATGGCTCACATAATAGAATGCTCCGTCCCCCTTTCTCATACTAAATAGCTTTTCCATATCAGCAGTCACGTCTTCTGAATTAATCATAAGATTATCTATATCTAAACTCTGATTAATCTTTGCTGCTACAAGATTATTCATCGCTGAATCAATACGAATATTTAGTTCTACTGCACCTACAGAGCTATATATTTTATTTATTGGTTGGTTTTCATCTATATAGAATGATGACTCTACTGATAGAGATTTCACAAATTTAGATAATTCTCTCTGATTAAAACTCAATCCAATCAATGATACGTTAGATAGCTTATTTACATCAAGAATAACCTTGCTTGTGTACGTATTTATATTATCTATACCAACCAGTAGATTATTTATAAAGACGAAGTCGCTGTATTTTAGAGACTTCGCCGCATCATTTATATAAACTAAATCGCTTATACTTAATTCCAAAATATAATACACCTCCAATTACATCACGTTAGGTAATATACCATTAGGCATTTTATCTACCTTAAAACACATTCTTCTCTTTTCTCCATCTTGAGATATTCTGCACATAATCCTATTTTGCTGATTGTTGATAATATGGTACATATATCTCTTACCACTTATAGGATCAGAATATCTAAATCTTCCCGCAGGATTTTCTATCGTTGAGAAGTATTTGATTATATCATCATACATTTCTTCATAACCTGCAAGGTGTAAATATCTTTGACAGAAATCCAATCTATTATGGCATACCAAATCTTCAACAAACCAAACGCTCCTATCAAAGTATTCATTATTGAATCTATTCTCTTTAGCGTCCAATTTCTCAGGAAACAATATTTTACCATGCTGAGTATTTGGTGCCATATTTGATTCGTCAATAATAGACGGATAAAGTGCTTTATACAAGCTCTTCACTAGGGTCGTTAATCCTAGCAGTTCTCTTATGAACTTCTTCGGTTTTTCTCCGAATGTTGAGACTATATCACCATCCAATTACTTGGACACTCTTCCACTTCGATTTAAAGGGTACTCTCCTACTCACTTGAGCCCTACTCCTTATGCTGAATTTCACAGCCCTTACGGGGATAGTCGTTGAACTTTATTCTAAAAATACATATTTTGATGAAATATTAGTATAGTATTTTCGCGTGTAAACTTTTCTAGCAGAATCCACTAAATTTTCTGTTATTTCGTATCCATAATAATTTAATGCATTTCTACAATGATCATTTACTGTTAAGTTTCCTTTGCTATGAGAAGCAAAATATTTACATAGATCATTTATTATATCTTCATTAAACAATCTATATTTCCTATATGAGAAATTATAATTTTTGCTTATATGATTCCATTTATTCTTTTTAATACCAGCAACAATGCTTATTGTAGTTCCACATATATTTGCTATTTCTTGATTGGTATAATCGCCAGATTGTAATAATTCGCATATTTTTATAGCCGTATCATTACTAATGGTTGATTTTGGATTATCTTCACAAACATAATTTAAACCATTTTTATATGCATGAATTATGTTTTCTTGTCTTGTACACCATTCCAAATTCCAATACCAATTATTAAATTTATTTCCATCTTTATGATTTACATCAAATAATTCGCTATTTGGAATTGGAAAGAATGATAACATCACTAACCTATGTGCTTGTACCATTTTTGGTCCGAATACTGTTGCTAATTCATAGAATAAATATTTTGAGCCGCTAATCCCTGGCTTCATATATGCATTGGTATATTTATTAAATACTCTTCCAGCATTTGTGATTTTATAATAATCATAAAGTCCAGGAATTATACCATTAGGAATATCAATTATAATTTCTCCGTTGTATAATTGCAAATCAACTAATTTTAATACCATTATATTATTTTTATATTTCCTAGCTATAAGAATCACCTGCTTTCTTATAACTAATATTTCATCTTGTTTAGAATCTTAGCTGCTGATTGCACATTGTAAAAGCTTTTAGCACCTACGAAATTATCGTAAGCTTTTATTTCAGCATGAGCCATCTCTGTACTTTGTTTCTATCTTTCGATTCTCGTATATATGAGCTCCAGAGCCATTAGCGCTTCCCAGCAATTCAAAAGAGATACGTTCTCAGTATTACTACTAAAAACGGACTATAATTAATCGAAATCGTCTAGGTTATCACAAATATTAATTGCTCTACCATTTATTTTAACCTTAGGTTTATCACTAACTAAAGTAGGATCTGCTACGAATGCCCCTGCAAAACCTTCTTTTTCGTTAGATTTATTGATATTATTGCCCATCACATAACCCATATCATAGAAATCTTTTATGCCACGATTAACTAGATAAGTCGTCTGTCTATGAACTTTAGAAAATCTAGTATTAACCGTTAATGCTTTATTGAATACGAAATCAATATCGCCAACCTTACGTTCAATACATAACTGAACTATTGTATCCATTACGTTATAGAACGCAAAGACTTCATAATTAAGATATGGTAATTCAATAACACTATGAGTTATATGAGAATAATCAAGCTTTCTAACCTTTGCAATAACCGAACCAACAAAATCAAGCTTATAACTTGTGATTGCTCCTTTCTTCTGTCCTTTACGACGAGATGCAAATGTAATCAACTGATCGAGATAAATTGTGTATGCGCATATTGCTGCATAATCTCCTCTTTCTTCAAACTTCTGAGCTCTCTTATCTATATAATAATAGCACTCTTTCTCTTTGAAGTCTGGATGACAAATAATATCTAATGGATCATATCCTAATACTCTAATACGTTCAATGATATATGGTAAGTCGAATGCTATATTCCACGCTAATGCAAAATCTGGCTTAACCATATTGATATACTTAAACATATCGTAGATTAATTTGATTTCTTCATCATAAAACAAAATATGATATTCAAATACATCTAATCCAAATCTCTTCTCTTGTTTCCATCCTCCAACACTTTTCCTAACAAACTCTTTTAGTTTTGCTGTAAGATTTGGTTGTGCTGCAAATTCTGCTATAAGAGGGTTATCAGGATTATTTAGCAATAGTGTATAAACCTGCTTATTTAAATCATCTACTAATGTTACTGCATTTATAGGACATTCTCCAGGCTGAGGAAAATCTCCTCTCATATTCTTACCATCAACCTCTATATCGAAATACAATTTACTTGGAACGTATGGATCATTCTTATAAGTTCTATCGAATTCTGCTCTATAGAAATCTTCTATATGAGTATCGGCACCAAATATTTTTGGAATTGTAAGGAGCTTATTATTCTCCCTATAATTACCATTCTTTATATTATCATAAAAGAATTCTGTATTATTTGTCTTCTCTGCTATATCCTTCAGAAGATCTCTATATTTACATGTGACTGGATGAACGTTATCTTTAGATGTAAATAATTGATTATATGGAATCTGAACGTCATCATTAGCTATATAATAAGTATACGTCGGTTCAACTATATGCTCAATCTTTTTCTGCCCTGTATCCAAATCTTTAAAAATAATATCTATGGAATCTTTCCCATATTTTCCAGTCTCTGGATCTTTTCTACTCTTATGATAAATCGTATTAAGAA